GTCTGTAGGTATGCACTGAGGAGCATTGCGGTGTGTTGCAGGTTATCCGCAGGGTGACCATACGATAGCCCACGATCACGGATCGTGTCTGTGGCGGTGAGTAGGATTTCATTAGCTCGCATGATCTGCCAACGAACGGGCTAGACTGCGACCTTTGTGCCAGCCTTCGCGCCTACCATCTTTGTAGCCTTGCCAGTACCAAATAAAATTAGTGACTAGGAATAAGCCAATAATCCCAATGATTGTAATTGAGTTCATGTTCTACCTATCTGCATCCAGTGCCCTTGACTGGCTTACTAGATTAGAGTCTCATGCCCACCCGACAAAATCGCGAACATTTGTATAACGAAACGATAACGATTATCGCGGTCTGCCGTAGGACTTGCCAGCCACAATAAATGTGCCGTCTTTCTCAATGTTAATTAGATCAACCTGCACCTTAGCTTTGTTCACATAGATGATGGCGAAAGCCTGTTGCCAGTTAGCCACACCTTTAGTGTATGCAGCTTGCTTAAAGTCCATGAGATTGCCTACCTCGACACCATGCAGGACACGCCCTATACGCCCCCCAGAAGCCTCTGAGAAGGCTGAACGCCCTGCTCTGTGAGTATGTCCTGAGATGACATTCTTTCCATGCCTACGAGCCGCTTCTAGGGCTGATAAGCCCCCCTGTGGCTTGATGGGTGTGTGGTCACCATGAACAGCAATCCAGTTAGGCGCAATAGGCATTGGGTTCTTATGGAAGGTTATGCCTAGCTCATCAAACTTCATAAACTTCTCGAAGCGCAGCTCTGGCAATGCGCCGAATGCAGGTACTTTAGCCATGATGATGTTATACAGGCGATCTGTGTGATTGCTACGGATGCAGTCAGTAACGCCTAACTCCCATAGCAGCTGAACAGCCTCGTTGCGATCATCATCTAAGGTCTGGGCATAACTGCCCATGCGACCTTCTTCCCACTTGCTTATCTGTGGTAGATCGATCTCATCGCCAATGGTAACTACTTGGTCTGGCTTAAACTTTGTAATGAAGGAAGCAAGGTTACGCGTGGCTACGCGGTCATGGTAAGGAACTTGAAGATCCGATACGACAACAATTCGCTTAATAGTCATCCTCATCGTCCTCATAATCCCCGAACTTTTCAGGGTCAATAGGATCAGGCAGAATCCAGTGAGGGTAAGCCTGTGGCTCCGTAATCATAAACATGGCGATGTCTTCTGGAAAACCTGCTCGCTTTAATGAGCAAAAGTATTCATAAAGCCCAATGCAATAAGCATCAAGCTTTGAGTAACCCTGTTCCTCTAGAGCCTTAGTTGCTTTTCTTGCCATGGCACTATGTTACCTGTCAAGAAGTATGTTGTAGATCTCATCGACTCGCGTGTTGAGTCTTTTGATCTCAGACAACAGGTGTGTGATTACATAGCCAGACAAGCCGCCAAGTGCTGCAATGGTGGCAAGGTAAAGCGTGAAGAAGTCTGACTGTGTCACTTCTTGATGCCCATAGCAGGATCATTAGGTGAGAGGTAACGCAATACAGGTGGAAGGATTGAAGCAATGCCTGCTGCAATAAGAGCCTTAGGATCTGTGACCCCAGCTGCTGCCATTGAGATAACTGCTACTAGGAATGCTCTAGCCCATGAGCCTGCTGCTGTCTTTAGTTCATTCATTATTCTCCACCTAACATAGATACTTGAAAAAAAGCCCCATCATTGTCAGCTTCTTTCTTAAAGCTAACATGCATGTGCTTAGTGTGTTTGTTAGCCCCTGTGTACTTACGCCACTTCCAGTTAAGGATGTGCGAGCAGATTCGTCCATCGTAAATGATGTAACTAATACGCTTGTCTGCTTTTGACTTGGACAAGGTACGAAGCTGATCAGCAAGATCTCCCATGATGTCTGGCTTTCCGCTTTTGAATAAATCTTTGTCCACATCAATGGCACGAACCCAACCCTGCTCATCTGGATTATGATCTGACTTGCGAGCAGCGTGTCTGGTATCACCGATCCAACCATCCGATGTGCGGTCACGATCTGGGAACGAGTCATCGATCTGTTCCCTTAACTGTGATGCAGCTCTAGATAACTTAGGCTTCATCCGTAACCATTGGTGTGGATTGTTCCGTTTCTGGATTTAGGTATCTCTGATAATCAGAGTTGCCTTCATCTTTAGGAATAAAATATTGCTTGCCGTTTTCATCTGTTGCAACGATTACACTGTCTTGTTCTTCATAGGTTAATTTCATAGTTCCGCACTCGCCTCTAGCCATTTAGTTGAACCTGCTTTAATTGCAACATAGCCACCACCATTAGTAGTTAAACCTGTTGAGGTAAGTCTTAGGTTTAGGCTTTCAGATGATGACCTGTCTATATTTGCAGCGCTTATTGTTGAAGTACCAGCAGACCAAACAAACTCAAAGTCACCTGCTGCGCTAAATGAGCAAGTCGCTGCCGTCCGCATTGGAACAGGAAAGCGCATTATTCCAGTAATTGAAGTGCTAGAAAACATTGTTGCTGGTAGTAAATCATTGCTCGCTGCTGCTTGTCCTGTTGTGCGGAAATAGTACCTCTGGCAGGCGGCTAATTCTCCTTGGATTGTTCCTGTTGCAGTTTGGAAGGGAGTTGCCTTTGATCCGTACTCTAACTGCCAGCCCCAAAAATCCAAAACAGTAGATGTCGCAACAGATGCTGTAAAATATTGAACATAGAGAAAATTATTTGTTCCAATAGTTTTTCCAGCGATTGAAGGAAGTGTTACTGTGACTGAGTATCTTGTCCAAGATGTAGATAAAGTTGGTGCATAAGAACCGGTAGAAACACTTCCTGAACCGCCTGAACCAAAGTTTTGAGTTATGGTAAAAGTTGGTGAAGTCACTGCACTACTTGCTTTAGCCCAAAATGAAAGAGTGACAGTCTGACCTGCAAAAGTTCTTACATCTTCAATCTTTTGCCCAAACTCAGCATAAGAGATAGTTCCTGATGTAGGAAATGAGTGACGAACAAAGTATTGGCTTTCGTATCCTGCAACTGGTGCAGTTCCAGCAGTAAAAGCTTGTTGAGAAACGGTGTAAGTTCCCGCGCTGAAATTCGCATAACCTGTAAACCGATCTGCGCTATAGATTGGAGTGGCTGTTGCAGGACTAAAAGTTGTGCCTCTTTGCCATACATTAAAAGCACCATTAATAATTTTGTTCTTACCAGCTTGACCATAGCCAACATTCCAGAGAGATGTGTCAATAGCATCGCCCAGAGCGCGAATGTCCTGTGCGCCATTCTTTACAAGGCTTGAGTTATCTGGTTCAGCCCAGCCATAGTTAGGTGAAAGTGCCATTAGGTTAAAGCTCCTGTCGCGTTAGTCCAAGTTAGTATAGCATTTACGCCATCCCAATCTAATGAGGCTGGCAATACTGTTTCCCATTGAGTCGTGCTGAGTGAGAAGTCTGTAGCTGAGACATAAAGGGTAATCTCAGTAAAGCTAGGAGTTGCTCGTAATGCCACATTCTCGACAAAGCCATCGAATTGACCATCAAGCAAGTTAGAAGGCAAGTTAGTGATAATCACAGGCTCACCAAAAAATACATCGATCAGGCTATCTAGCTGAGCACTTGGCATATCTGGGTTATCTAGGCGGAAAGTAATTGCTCCCAATGATGCCCGTGGGTTGGCTCGCAGTTTAAGTTCTCTAGAGGCGATATCCGTGATGTCTGCAAGGTTCTTAATGTTAGAGTCCACCGAACGCTCAAAGAGGCCATAAAGGGCTATAGAGTCGGCATCAGAGGTACTGTAGGTGCTTGCGTATCCTGTGGCGTAGCGATAGATAAGGCTGTTACGGATGCGAGCAATCTGAGTTTGTGACTGGATAGAGGTTGGTGTTGCATACGATCCATCAAGGTCAGTAAAGCCATTTGCTGCGAGATAGTTAGATCGGTGATCGGCATCGTCATATGAGACATTCCCATCTTTTTCCTCGTGGATCTGGCCTAACGCGCTATTGGCAATCTGGTCTGCAAGGGTCTGAGATTTAGCAGAAGCGTTAGCAGCTACCGCTATCATTGTGTAAAAGCCTGTGTCGATAGTGCCAATGTAGGACTCAGCATCATCCCATGTAGTAGTTGCTGGGTATGTTGCCCAAGTAACAGTCGGTGTAACTTCATTCCAGTTAAGGTTAAGGGCTGCGCCTAAGATGTCTGCAATCTGCTCGCCATCTAATTCCTCGACGAGGGCTGTGTTGTATACGGCCTTAGTAAGTTTAGCAAGTGAACCAATGCCCAAGATCGTGCCTGTGGTTATGTAGCCTGTTTCCTCGGGGCTACGCACACCAATGTTAAAGTCTGAGACCTCACCACCAAAGACTGTGACATAAGTACCTGAACTATTCTTTAGCTCTAAAGTTATTGGCTCTGTGACATTGATGGTAAAAGGCGCATTGTTCGCGTTGATAATCTCTACTCGGCAGTAACCTGCTGTGCATTGCCGATCAATATCTAGACGGCCAGATGCGAAAGATACAGAAGTGACAGTCGTATAGACATCATCACCTACTGTCACACGCCATTCTGGAAGCCATGTCATTCGTACGCTCCGCCTCGCAGAGTACCGCGCTGAACTGCATCAATAAGAATTTGGTCGATAGCCTCAGCGATAGCGTTAGGATCTCCCACGCCTGTATTTACAGTTACAGAGAAGTTATACTCTCGACCATTTGGGCTGATGCCTGAGATCATTCCACTATCAGGTGTGAACTCTTTAAGGTTAGGTTGGATCTGTGTGTTAAGCCCAAGCTCTGCAACAGATTGGTTAATCTCTGCAATTGTGCGAGGTTGGCTAACAGGTGTATTACTACCGCCTACAGCCCCGCCACTAACAGATGGCTTTGTTCCTTGAAGGCGTAGTAACTCCATCATCTTTGCAATTGCCGCATCTAAATTGGCAAGGTTAATAAGGTCTTTAGGCTTTAGGCTTTCTAGAATTGTTTTAATATCTTGCATCTTTACATTCTGCCCAGTCAATGCCCCAAGCACTTTAAGGTCTGCATTGAGTTTATTGGTTGCTGCTGTAATGGCTGCTTCATCCTTAGCAGCAATAGCATCTTCTAGAGCAAGAATAGACTTCTTGACATTCAAGCGAGCAGTATCGTTAGCAATCTGCAATAATTGTGCGCTAGATGTTGCCTTGCCTAATTGCTCCGCCTGTGAGGTAAGAGCTGCGGCAATCTGGATTTTGTCCATGTCAAAGACTTCTTCGCCTTTGAGAATGGCTTGATTGGCTTTATCGATTGCATTCTGAAGTCTTTTATTCTTTAACTGTGTGGCAGTCTCTTTAGTAAGAGCCTTATTCTGTGCAGCAGTTTTCTTTGTAATTGTAAAACTATTCTGTAAAGCCTTTAAGTGAGCATTGTCTGAGGACTTCTGGACAGGGGCTTGCTTGCCTGCTTCACGCAAGATCGTTAAATATGTTCCCAGAATTGGGATCATGCCAACATCAAAGCCACCAATGATAGGCAGATCCTTTAACTTACCTGCTAAGACTCCCACGCCACGAATGACATCTGCAATGTAGAGAGCAGTCTTTTCCATGTTTGTGGCTAATTCTGCGACACTTGTATCTTCACCAAGATTGGTAAGTGCATCGATTAAACCTGTGCCAATAATCTCGCTTACATTAGCCGCTGCAACACCTAGCTTATCGATTGAACCCTGAAAGGTATTAGCTGCCGTTGTTGCAGATCCTGCGAATGTAGTTTGTAACTGGTTGGTAATATCCTCAAAAGATTTGGCTTTTAGGTCAGCTTTTGAGATACCTACGCCAAGACGGGATAAGGCAGCATTGTTGCCTAAGTAAGCACGACTTAACGCTGCTGTTACCGCAGTTAAATCTCTGCCAGTCGAAGCACTAATGTCTAAAGAAAGATTAAGAAGTCTTTGTGCTTCTGCTGTGTCGCCTGTTGCTACTGCTAATGTCTGATAAGCCGGGCGTAGAAGATCATCAACAATGCCGAATTCTCTTTGTAAGCGTTGGATGTATTCTTCTGATAAAGCAGCATCTCGGCCTAAACCGACATTACTAAGAGCTAGGGCTAATTGCTTTTGTGCTTTCTCATCTGCCGCTGCTGCCTTGATCGCAGCCTTGCCATAGGCTAGGACTGCTGTGGTGCTAAATGCTAAACCGAAAGTCTTGGCAAGAGTTTTAACATTCTTAGTAAGCTTGTCTGTCGATGACTCTGCTTGCTTAAAGGCTTTATTGCCTGTGAACTCCGCGGCAATATCAATCATTACATTAGCCATGATTTACACCTTTGCTCTCGCGTTTAGTTTGTCAGCTGCATTCTTAATTGCCTCAAGTACGGCTTCTCTTGCTTTGCCGTTGTTTTCTTCATAGGCACGGAACAATGCGCGACCTTCCATCTTGTCACGACCCTTCATCTCAGAGCCGTACTTGCCCTGCTGGTTTTGCACAAAGCGACTTGTCGGGGTTTTGCGCCCCATAGTCTCATAAATTGCTCCAGCAGCACTTTTGTTAAATACGCGAGCAAGAGATCTAAATCCTCTGCGATTAGGCTTAGAAGGTGTGGTCTTATAACCAATGCCTGATTTAACAATCCGTGCATTGTAACTAGGGAAGCGACCCTGTGAACCTTCACGGGCTAACCATCCGCTCAGCACTTGGTTGTCATCTGGAAGATAACCTTTAGCAGCCTTTGTAATTGGCTTAAGAGCTGCTGCGACTTCTTTAGGTAGAGCCTTAGCAAGATCTGGACTAAACTTGCGTAAAGACTTTCTAAGAGCGACCGCGCCCTTTACGCTTGCTGGCATCGCTCACCTCTTTCGCTTCATCTTTAAGCCCTTGCACAAGTGCATCGAGCATTGTCTTGTCTAGATCTAATAACTGCTGGGGCGCGATCCCTAACCTAATGCTTAGCCTAGCGATTAGGTAGGTGAACGGAAGATCGCGCTTTAAGCTAAAGGGTCTGAGTCAAGCACCTCAACACTTTTGAGTGTCTCGATGAAGTCAATCCCGAAAGGCTTAACAGACTCACCTGATCTGCGTGTTACTTCCCATGCTAACCAGTAGACATCGCTCTGCTTTTCTTCATCGCGGAACGCCTTGTGGAAGCCCTTTTTCGCGTATTGCTCGAACGAGTACTCCACGGCTGGAGTGATCTCGCCTTCTAACACGCTTCCATCTGTACGAACTATCTTTAGTTTTGCCATGAGTTTGCCCCTTTATAGTTTGTTTAGAATGTACCTGTTGTAGCTACTGCAACTGTTGAGTTAGCAGTAAATGTGATGCTCTGTGTGCCAATATCGCCAACAGCACCATTGATGTCTGTTGTGTTATTGATTAGCAATGAGACTGTGTACAGAGGGTTAGTCGCTGAGACTGCTGTTCCCTTTGTCTGTAGGAATACAGCAGTTACTGTTGTTCCCCATGCAGCCTGTAGTGTTGCCAATACATTGGCTGTTGCTGTGTCGTTTAGGAAGTCGATTGTCACAGTAGATGACTCTAGACCCTTAACGAACTTGTGAGATGAGTCACCCATTGCGGTAACTTCTAGCTCATCGAATACGCGGTTGATTGTTACTGCTGTGACATGGTCTGAAAGATCGACTGAGTTAATCTTCACACCTACATTGTTATTTAGAAATACAGCCATGAGATTATTCCTCGTCCTTCTTCGTAGTTACTGGCTTTGATGGTGTTGGTACAACCTGTCCGATCTTGATCAGAAAGGCTTCATTCTCTTTTTCCCAATCGGACATGCTTAACTCCAACTCGTTAGGATTGATACGGACATCTCGCAGCTGAGCAATTCACCGCTTGCAGCATTGAGAATACTTGGTGCGCTTATTGCGCTTACATTATAGGTTAAAGATGATGCTGCGAGCTTAGCGAACACGCCACAGACTGTATCTTCAATGCCGTTTAGGTTGCCTTCATTGTCGAATAGAGGAACAGTCATAATAATCTTAAAGTTAGCCATTGGGCTAATAGTTATGTGCTGATTGTTGCTAGGCGTTAAGTAAGGATCATCTGGCGACACGATCACAGAGTTAGCAAGGACTGTTGCAGGTGGAAATGCAAAGGTCTGCCACTTAGCGTTATTGACTAGAGCGGTGGCTAATGTGGTGCGAAGGGTAGTGACTGCAACTGGCATCAGCCCACCATTGAGTTAGGGCTTAGTGCATGAGCGATCAATCCTCGCACCTTAGCGAGAAGCTGAGCGCTCATTCGGTAAGGGCTTGGCTGGAAATCGACAGCATTCGAGCCGCTCAAAGTGGCGGTGCGCGCTTGCCAGATCTCGACAGATATCATGAGAGCTGCTTGCTGAATTGCTAAATCTGCTGACCAGTCCACATAAGTGTCTGCTGTGACTGTGCCGAATGGAAGGACTGGGTGCTCTACTGCTGGAGTGTTGTTATTGCCTGTAATGTTATAGGTGATGTTGTAATCGCCTACTCCAGTAAGAGTCTTATTGCCATTGTGTTTTGATCCGTTGCCTGTGATGTTCACAGTCTGACCTACATAAAAGACTTTTTCTACTTTGTCCTGAAAGTAAAGAGTGCCAGTAGTGGCTGTGTTGCTGTGTGCAATGTTATAGGTTGTGTTAGTCCAGAGCATAGGCAGTAGAACTGCATCGGTAGCATCACAGACTTCTTGTAAGGTGGCATCTGGGTACAGCGTACCGACTCCGAGTGTTGATCGGAGTTCTGCGACTGTTGTGAGTGCCATGATTTCCTTTCTAAAGACTCTGAGGGAGTAGAGGGCTACTACTCCCTCAGAGCGACTTAGTAACCTATTAAGTTAGGTTGAACTTGCGAACGCCCTTACCTGACTTAGCAAGGTAAATTGCTAGGTATCCGTAAAGGTTGATTTCGATTTCGCCTGTTGTCAATACATTGACACGAAGCTGTGTCTGTGGTGACTCCCAGACATAGACTGAAGATGGTGCAACTAGGAATGCTGAGTTATCAACTACGCCTGATGCTGAGATGTTGTGATCCACGATCAAGTCAGTACCTAGTACATTACCGCGGACAGATGTTGCTACTGCATTACCTGCTGCGTTGTATGTTGCGCCTTGTGCTGAGTACAGAGCGCGCCCTGTGGTATCCGCGTATCCGGTGATTGCAGCCCATTGGTCTGTGCTTGCAACAAGCTTGTTAGCGAAGTCTCCGCCAGTACCCTTGTAAGCTGCTGCGCCTTCTACTGAGATGAATGACTGCAATCCAGCTGCTGTTGCTGCTGTTGTTGCTGCTGTTGTTCCATCTGCAATGAATGCTGCTAGAAGTGCTGCATCTGTAGCCTTCTCGTATGCCTTGCGCAGTTCAGTCATCATGATTTCCATGAATGCTGGCTGGCTGCGATCTACTAGCTCAAAACTTACACGCTGTAAGCCGCTGAACTTGTTGATTGAGACTGTGTCATAAGCAGATGTCATGCCTGTCTCAGATGGTGCTGCACCTTCGTTTGTGTCTGCAACTGTTGGAGCAACATCTGCTGAAGTAGCGTTTGTGTAAAGGCGAGGAACTGTAAAGGACATCCCCTCTGCCATTAGGGCTGCTCTTGTTGCTGCTTCGAATGCTGGACGGCCTGTGAAGGTGTCTGTGATAAATGTGTTTAGGTGTGGTGCAAGTGTCAAACCTGTGTTTGTTGATGTTGAGTCATCAGCAGCACGAACAATTCTGCGTGAGTCATCATCACCCAAAGCAGCCTTGATGTTTGCTTCTAGGTATTGTGCTGATGTGATTGGTGCTACGCGCTCGCGCACGAATGTAGTCGCGGTCACTACAGCTGGGCGAGCAGCTTCAACCGCTGCTGCTTCTACTGCTGGTGCTGCAACTGTCTCTGGAGTATTCTCCACAGCTGTCTCGCTTTCTGTTGTGTTTTCTTCTACGACCTCTGGAACTTCCTCAGCCGCTACATCAATGACCTGAGCAGACTTAAATGCTGGCTCTGTCACTAATGAAACTTCTAGCAACTTGGCAGCGGATACGAACATCACATTGCCTTTCTGCTTTGACTTAATTACTTCTACGCCTACTGAAAGGCCGCTTTGTAATCCTTCTTCTGCAAGAATAAGAGCTTCTGTACCACGATTAGATCGTGAGACCTTGAATGATGCATAAATGCCATCTTCTTGCTCTGTAAATACTGTCGCCTTGCCTAGTGGCTGGCGTGTGTCATGCTGGTTAAGTAACTTGACAGTCTTAGGATCTTCTGGAAGTGCGATTGCGCCCTTCTCGAATACAACCTTACCTGCTGAAGTGTTACCCACTTCGCCTGTTCCCGCTGGAACGATCTTGCCTGAGATAAGTCTTTCCTCAACATTGGCAATCAATCCAGACGAGAAGGTGATGACCTGATTTTCCATTAGGCTATTCCTTCGCTTCCGTTGGGTGTTAAATCTTCCATCTCCATAGCCTGCTCAACTGTGATAAGGCCTAGAGATAACATCTTTTCAATTACTAACAAGCGTTCCATTGGCTCTGTTGCCAAAAATGATGAGTCCACATCAAAGCGAACAGAATTACCGCGAGCAGTAATGTCATCCATTGACAAGCGATCCTGAATAGCATTTACATATGGTGAAAGGCTCATCGAGAAGAATTGCTTGCGCTCATCTAGGACATTGGCATAAGTCATTGAATTGTTGGCTTCTGCTGAAAGCATATAAGCAGGGATATTGCATAAACGAGCGATCTCTGTCGCCAAGAATTGTTGCGCTTCATCGTACATCATGTCTTTTGGTGAGAATGATGTCGGTTGATATTCAAGAGTAGATGTTAAGTAAGCTGTGCTTCTATTGTTACGCGCATTCTTCCACGCAGCTAATAGACCGGCAATCTCTTTAGGATCTAGGTCTGCACCATTGTTACGAAGTACACCTGAAGGCATTGGAGTAGATGCTGCTAACACTGCTGCCTTACGAAGATCGATTGCAGCTCTAATTGTCTCTGATCCGCGCTCTAAAATACCTTCATCGAATGCTTGGAATGTAACAAGTGAACCAAGACCTTGCATAGGTACTGCAACTGCATCGATGTAATATTGAGTAACAGTCATGCCGTAAAGATCTGTAGTGAAAGTTACTTTAACATTAGGTATCCATTGAAAGCGTGAAGGACGACCATCTTCTGCATACACTTCTGTTACTTGCCAGTATGCAACTCCGTACATCATAAGACTATCTACAGTCCATGCCATTGTTACAGAGCGTGGCTGATTGAGAGCTGGTTGATCTACCCAGATAGGGTTGCCTAATTCTTCACCTGTTGAATTGCGGTATAAGTTAAGTGGAAGTCCACCAATAACGCCTGAAAGTAAATTACGGCATCGAGCTACAGATGGCACAGACATTGCTTCATTGCGATTGACTCGCGGCAGGATGTAGTTATAAAGGGAGTTAAGATTTTCGCCCATAATAGAAGGGGCGTATTGCGCTAAAAGCGATGAACGCTTATCTTCAGAGATTGCTTCAGTTTTGCGAAATAGACCCATAGACAGAAACTATAGCATTTGTCAAGCAATTAGACAATGTGATATGGGTGTGTCTAACCATAAATTTGCGGCTTAGGTTGAGGGATCATTAGCTTAGTTACCACCATCGCAAGACCGATAGGGGCTGAAATGTCGCCTGCTGACTTGCGCTTGATAATGCGCCACGCTGAGTCATTGACCTTAGCTGCGCAGTTATTCATCTGCTGGATCAGTTCAGCTTGGCCATTATGAACCACTCGGTGATTGACTAAGCCTTCAAGTAAGTCTCCACAGGCCTTATAGAATTGCTGGCCTGAGACATCTTCGACAATAACGCCAGAGTTAGCCAAGCGATCTGCAATAGTCTGAGTAGCATACTTGTCATAGCAGACAAGGCGTGGCTTATATATGTCAGCCCAGCCCTTTATACTTGCCGCCATCTTCAGCTCATCAATGGCAACCTGTGAGCTGTAAGTCTCTAAGATGCCAATGCCGATCTTGCCGTCTGGCAATAATTGGCCAGCGACTAATGAGCCATTTCTACGACTCGGACTTACATCAAAGCCGAAGATGGTATAAGCACCCGGACTCATTACTAAATCACTATCGCTGGTTTCTTCAAGAACACCATGAGGCCACGGACTACTGAGGGAGTCGATCCATTGGCATAGAGTCTCGGTACGCGTATTCTCAATCGGTGAAGTAGCAATCGCTTCCTCGATCGCATCCTCTGTAATTGTGTACCCCAGAGAAGGGTTAGCCAAAGCCCATGCATTGCGATCGTCTATC